AGGCACGTCCGAACCATCCGCGCGCGCCGCCCTCTCACGCCCCACTCTCCGCTCCGATGGCCGACACGAAGGACGAACCGAAAGGCGCCACCGACGTCGCGCCCCGCCCCGGTGGGCTCTACCACACGAAGGACGGCACGCCGCACGACGCGCAGGGCCGCGAGATCGTCGAGCAGGAGGCCGTCACGCAGCCGGCCGACGCGCCGATGGCTGCCGTGCCCTCGGGCGACGCGGCCAAGCCGGCCGGCGCGATGAACGGCAAGAAGTAACACGCCGCTCCGCCCGTGCCCCTCATCCTCGACGCCACGCCCGGCGGTCCCACGGCGAACGCCTACGTGGCGCTCGCCCCGTTCCGGGCGTACGCCGAGGCGTCGGGCGTCGACGTGTCGGCGCTCACCGACGCGCAGCTCACGCCGACGCTCGTGCAGGGCACGCGGCGGCTGGACTTGGAGGTGTACGCGGGGATTCCGAGCGACCCCGCGCAGGCGCTCCAGTGGCCGCGCACGGGCGCGCTCGACCCGGACCGGAGCGTGGTGCTCACCCTGCCGCCCCCCGTGCCGCCCGACGTGTTCGGGGAGGTGTTCGGGGGCGACGGGTTCGGCGGTGCGGTGACGCCACCCGTGCCGAGTTATCCGTCGTTCGCGCCCGACGCGATCCCGCGCCGCGTCGTGATCGCGACCTGTGAGTTAGGCCTGGCGCTGCTCGCGGGCGCGGACCTCCGGGCCGTCGACGACACGCGGAACCTCAAGAGCGAGGCGGTCGACGTGCTCAAAACCGAGTACGTCGCGGTGCGCGAGCCGACCGACGCGCTGACCCGGTTCCCGGCCGTGTGGCGCGCGATCGCGCCGCTCGTCGTGAGTGACCCGGGGGATGCGGCGCGGCAGCTGCTCGCCGCGTCGGGCGCGATCCCGACGCCCCGCCCCGCGCTCGACCCCGTCCGCTACGGCACCGTGCGCGGCGTCCGGGGGAGCGCGGCGGGCGCGGGGTACGGCGGGCGCGGGCTCGGCGGAGGCGGGTGGTGAGCGCCGTCAACGGCCCCGCGCCGGGACGCCCCGCCCGCGTGAACCCCGCCATCGCGCGCGCCGCGGCGGCCATGCGCCGCGCGCCGACGGGCACACTCCGCGTCACGTTCAGCCGCCCGTCCGCCTCGACCGACGGCACGGACGCGTACGACCCCGCGACCAACACGTACGCGCCCGGCGCGCCGCTCGCCTGGGCCGCGGATGCGCTCTGGGTGAGCGTCGCCAGCCTCGGCGAGACGGCCGCGCCGGGCGCGGAGGGCGCGATCCGGCTCGTCGAGCGCCGCGCCCTCCTGGTCGCGGGCGGCACCCTCACCCCGCCCGATGGCGCCGCGCCGGAGGCGGCCCCCGTGGTCCCCCGCGTGGGCGACGTGGCCGTGGTCGACGGCCTCGCGTACGCGATCGTCGACGTGCTCGCCCGCGGCGACGCCGGCGGCGGGCTCGCGCCCCTCTACCGCTGTGAGGTTGGATCGTGATGTCAGAGACGCCGGAGCAGACGCCGCACGAGACGCCGGACGCCGAGTCCCCGCTCGACACCACGCCGCATGTCGTGCTCTTCGAGGTCGCCACGGGGCAGGCCGTCGCGCTGCCGGTCGAAGAAGCGCGCCTCGCGCTCGACGACCCGGCCCGCGGCCTCGCCACGGCGCCGTTCGGGCAGCGCCAGCAGGATACACTGATCGGGCGCGAGGACCTCGCCGCGCCGCTGCCCGCGCCGCAGGGGGCCGAGATCACCGCCGCGCCGCATCCGGCGCCGGCCGCCGCCGCCGAAGCGGCGGCGTAACGATGCCGGTCGGGTCGCTCCGCTCGGACGGCGCGGGCGTCGGGGGCCAGGAGTTCGCGGCGGCCGTGGGCCAGTGGGCCGAGCGGACGAAAGGGCGGCTCGACGCCGTGCTCCGCGAAAGCGCGTCCACGCTCGCCGAGACCGTGATCGTCGGGAGCGTGTGGGGGCCCGGGACGCCCGTCGACACGGGCTATGCGCGCGCGTCGTGGGTGGCCTCACTCAACGCGCCGTCCGACGTGCTCCCGGCCGGGCCGCCGCCGACCGCGGCCGGTCGGGCGCGCGGTGGCGTGCTGTACTCGTCCGGACTCGACGCGGTCGGCGGCGTCATCGGGCAGTTCGGCGCCGGGCAGGTCCTCTACCTGCAAAACAACACGGCCTACCTCGCATACCTGGAGTACGGGCTCACGGTGCCGAAGGCGAGCGACACGCCCCCGGGCTGGGTCGCGCAGGCGTCGCGCCAGTGGCCCGCGATCGTGGCCGCGACCACGCGCCGCCTCCGGCAGTCCGTCGCCGAGCAGAGCGCCGCCAACACGGACGCCGCGCCCGTCGCGACGGCGGACCGGCTATGACCGCGACCGCGACGACGATCCCGGTGGGCGACGCGCGCGAGGGCCGGCTGCCGCCGCTCCGTCGGCTGCTGCGGGCCGCGCTCGCCGCCGCGACGGCCGCCGCGGGGCTCGACGCGCGCGTGTTCGGGTGGGAGCTCCGCCCGACCGGGCCGCCCGCGGACGGACGCTCGTGGATCGAGGAGACCCTGCGCCCCGGCCCGGAACTGCAGATCGCCAACGGCCCGCCGCGCACGCTCACCGCCGCCGGCCTCTACGTGCTCGTCGTGCGCACGCCGACCGGCGAGGGGACGGGCGCGCTCGACGCCGTATGCGACGCGATCGACGCGGCGTTCTCGCCCGGCGCGCGCCTCACGGCAAGCCCGGTCGGCACCGACGTGGCGCGGCTCCGCGTGGACGTGACGAGCGTCGACCCGAGCCCCGCCGCGGGCGGGGGCGTCGCCGGCTGGGGCGCGCGGAGCATGCGCGTCGGCTTCACCACCACCCGCCTCGTCGCGGCGGACGGCAGCCCCGAAACGTTTCGCGCCTAACGCCGCCTCACCGCGCCTCCCTTTCCGCCTCTCCTTCCGGCCTCACACCTCATGGGCACGAGCCTCTATCAGTCCGCCGCCAATCAGTCGTTCGTCCTGCGCGACGAGGGCGGCACGTACGGCGTCCGCGCGCCCAACGACGCGCAGGCGGTCGGCTTCCGCCAGACCGGCGGCAGTGCGCTCACGCTGAGCAAGGGGACGGTCAAGGACCGCGAGATCCGGCGCGACCTCCAGCAGACCCGCGACCGGCACGGCGCGCGGAGTGTCGCGGGGCGGCTGGAGAGTGAGCTGTCGATCGGCACGCACAACTACCTGATCGCCTCCGCCCTCCGCGGGACGTGGGCGCCGGTGACGGGTGCGGGGCTGCGCCTCGACATGCCGAGCGCGCCGAATCAGATCGTCCGGCGGAGCTTCACGGGAGAGGAACAGCTGTGGGACATCGGGGCGTCGAAGCTCTCGACCGGGTGCCGCGTGACGGGGATGACGCTCGGCGTCACGCCCGCCGCGACGGTGTCGGTCGGGTTCGAGGTGTTAGGCCAGGACCAGGACGCGCTCGACGGCACGACCACGCCGGCCGCGATGTACTTCACGCAGCCGACGATCTCGACGGGCGCGCCGCTCGCCGCAACGGATCTCGTCCTGACCGAGAACGGCGCCGCGGTCGCGGACCTCACCGCGTTCAGCTTCACGCTGACCTTGAACGCGCAGGCCGAGCAGGTCGTCGCCTCGCTGATCGCGCCGGACGTGGTCACGGGGCAGGCGGGCCTCACGGCGTCGCTGTCCTTCCTCCGCCGCTCGCTCGCGCGCTACAAGCGGTTCCGCGCCGAGCAGGTGTTCGGCGTGTCGGGCCTCTTTACCGACCCCGCCGGCAACACGTTCGGCGTGCTGATCCCGAACTGTACGCTCGGCGCGATCAGCGAGACGGCCGCCGCGCAGAACGGCAGCGTGATCGAGTCCTGCCCGCTCCTCATCGGCGCGCCCCCGGGCGGCTCGATGCTCTCGTTCACCTCCAGCGTGTAACCGCCGGTGCCTAACGAATCCCTTCCGCCGGCCGCTCCCGCGGATGCGCCCCCGTTCGACCTCGCGGCCTACCTCGCGGAGCAGTTGCCGCACCTGTCCGTGGCGTGCCACGTCGAAGGGCGCGCGGAAGAGCGTGACGCATCCGGCGCGGTCGTCCGCCCCGCCGTGCGTCCGCGCCGGTTGCCGAACCCGGCGACCGGCGCACCCGTCGTGCTGTCGCTCTACGCGTCCGAGTCGGCGGAAGCGCGTGCCGCGCAGCTCCGCTATCTCGCGGCGTCGGAGCCGTTGGAGGCAGCGAAAGATTTCCTCGGCATGGACGCCGCCGACCTCCGGCTCGCCGCCGAGTGCACGGCCGGGTGGGATCTCCCGACGCCCTACACGATCGAGGGCGGGGTGCGGCTCTACACCGCCCTCCGGTGGGTGCGCGATCTCGCCGACGCGACGCTCGCCGAGGAGCGGCGTTTTTTCGTCGCGCCCGTGCCAGACTCCTCGGCTACGCCGCCCACCAGCACCGGCTGAGCCGGGTCGTGGGGACCGGCCAGGGCACCGTGCGCGCGGCGCTGACGTCGGTCGCGACACGTGCCGAACGCCGGGCCACGACCGGGGACGCCGACGCGCGGCGCGACGCGGCCCGGGACGCGGCCGCGCTCCGGGCGGACCTCGTCGGCCCCGCGTTGCCGGTCGCGCTCGCGCCGGTGTGGGGGTGGTGGTTGGACGCGCACGCGGGGCGCGGGGCGCTGGGCTTGGGCGGCGCGGCGCCGCTCACGCACACCGGCATCGCCGCATGGGCGGGGCTCGCGGGCGTGC